AGTCTGTAAGGACTCAACGTGATGCTGAACTAGCCAAATCAGACTGGATGGTTATCCGCTCCGCAGAAACAGGGGCAGCATTGCCAACAGAGTGGGCTACATATCGTCAAGCTCTGAGGGATATTACAGACCAAACAGGATTCCCCAACGAAATAAACTGGCCTGTAGAACCGTAATGAGCCTAATAGACTACGCCAAGACAGAACGTCAACGCGAAGCAATAAAAGCGTGGGAAGACTGCGGTCAAATTACTGCTAAAGCGGCGGGTGTCTTGGGTGTTTCTCCGTCTACACTTCGCGACCATGTTGGTGCGGTTAAAAACGCTGCGGCTGCGGCGGGCTACTCTGGGAATTGGGATGCTCGAAGACACGTTCCTGAAGGCGAGATAGTCATTGGTCGCAGTATCTACACCTCTGACGATGAGGGTAACAAGGCGTGGTTAAAGACTAAACGCACAATAACCGAAGCAGAGCGGGATAAAGCTCTGCAAGGTTTTGTTGACGGTCTTATTCAAGGTCTACCCAAGTACAAGCCTAAAGCTAAACCTAAGGCTAAGAAGTTTGCCGATGACCTACTACCTACCATAGTGATAGGTGACGCACACTTCGGCATGAGGGCTGACGCGAGGGAAACTAAGTCTAGAGATTATGACACCAAGATAGCCTCTAGCGATATGTTAGATGCAATTTCTTACTTAGTCGATTCCTCTCCCGCGTCAACTCAAGCATTGCTTGTAAATGTCGGTGACTTTATCCACGCTAACGGATCAAGCGGGACTACGTTTGCAGGAACTAAGCTAGACGTTGATACTAGAATTGAAGTGGTACTAGAGATAGCCGCACAGACGTTTATGTTTGCCATTGATAAGATGTTAGCAAAGCATCAGAACGTCACTGTTATTATGGCTCGTGGTAATCACGATTCAGATACAGCAATCGCCCTCGCGTTGATCTTAAAGTTCTATTACTCAAAAGAGAAAAGAGTAAAGATACTAGACCCTCACGGCTTCTTCCATACTCTACAGTTTGGTCAGAATCTAATAGCAGTACACCACGGAGATAAGGTTAAAGCAGCAAAGCTAGGAGCTATCCTACCCAAGATGCTACCTACTCAGTGGTCATCTACCAATTACCGCAAGTGGATAGTAGGTCATGTCCACCACCAGAACGTCTTAGAGACTGACAACGGTGTCTTTGTAGAGACCTTTGGAACATTAGCACCACCCGACTCTTGGCATGCAGGAGCAGGTTACGGAGCGTCAAGTGTGATGGCTCAGATAGTCTTCCACCGCGAAGGTGGCGAAGCTATACGCCATGTATACCAATTACGGGACTCTGCTAAGACTCCTGATTTAACGCTGTAGGAGAGTAAGATGGAAGACCGATTAAGCAGAGTAGAGAAGAAGATTGACACACTCCAAGAAGCTATCGTGTCACTGGCGCGTGTTGAGGAAAGACTTGTCACTGTGTTTAATCGGCAGTCCCATATTGAGACCAAGGTAGACGCGATGGATGAGAAGGTAGATCGTTTATCCGAGAGTGTTATTAAAGGTAAATCAGCTGAAAGGATAGTCTGGCTAGTATTGGCAGCATCTATTGGCGCAGCAGTTAGGTATTTAGCTTAGGAGGTATTGTGAGAATTCTAGCCAGGATTAAAGTAGCTCATAGGTTAATGCAGAAAGGACGATCTTTATCTGACCCTGCTAAGTGGAAGAAGAGACAAATCACTACCACAATGCTTACCGGAGCTATCTGGTCAGCGATACAAGCTGCTGAGGCGTTTGGTTATGCAGTACCGATTGATGAGACTACTGTTGACGCTATTGCTGTTGGGGTTCTTGCTACTGTCAACTGGGTGCTTACATTATCAACGTCTGAAAAAGTCGGGCTGTAGCCTGGGAGTTAAGCCAGTAATTGTCAATCCGCACTGGGTTGATGTTGTTCCAAACATATACGGCATTGAAGCCATTTTATTAACTGCGGAGTGTAAATTATGAACTTGTTTGAATACTTAGGTTGGGTAAAACGTCTGTGGTCAATGGTTGTGGATATCGTCAAACTCATTGAGGAGACCATACCAGATGATGGAGCAGGTAAAGAAAAACTTTTGGCGTTTGACATTATGCTTAAAGCAGCTATTGAAAAAGCTGACGATATTGATGCTGAGTTTGATAAGTTACAGCCTGTGGCTCACGATATTGTCTCTAGTGTTGTTACTCTCTTTAATACCGTTGGTCTTTTTAAACGATCAAAATAATTAGGCACTCTTATGATTATAGAGTTTCCAGACACCAAGGTAGACAATCAAATACAAGACGCGATGGAAGAGCTAGGCAACTGGGTTGAGTCGCAAATAGACTTAGGGCTAAGCCCTATAATTCTAATAGGGTTGATGGAAACCTATAAGTCAGCACTGACAAATAACCTGCTGATAGACGAGGACGAGTAAGGAATTATTATGGCTGACGAAATTAGACAAATTAATGTTTACGGAAACAGCGGGAAAACCGGAACAACTCTTGAGCGTCCCATTGCCGGAGGGTTTGGAGATTCTTCTACTTTTTTTCAAGACTTAGATGACCAAGACCGCAGAGAATTCTTGCAAGACTTGCAAGAAGGAATCTTCTCAAGCGGAATGGGAATGTTAAATCAACAAACTTTAACAGACATGGCTGTTGACAAGTTAGTTGGAGATAACTCACTTTTAACTAGCAGCCTTAATCCTGCAACAAAAGTAATCTTAGATCAGATAGGGCTTGAAACTTCTGCGGGTGCTATCTTAAAACAAATTGTTGACAGTTTAAGTAGGGGAGAAGAGCTATCTGCGGGAAACTTTTTTTCAGGAACTACTCCGTCTGAATACGAAGACTTAACTAACACATTAAGAACAGATGATGGCTTTGTCTCAGGGACTGCTCCTGTATTTACTACTGGTGATACTCAAGTTAAAAACGTAGGTGATGAGTACTACGATCAATTTACTCCAGAAGAAATTGCAGCAATGCAAGCTGCAAATGACTACGTTGTTGATCTTGGTTTGAATGTGGGTCAAGGAACATTAACAGGCGTTCGTAATACTTTCTTTGATCCGTTTGGCGCTGAAAATGTGGTTTCTTCTCAAATGAAAGATTGGGAAGATTCTATCGGCGATTTAATGTCCGATGCAACCAAAGAAGATAGGGCTACTATTGCCGCAATACGAGAAGCTGCGTTAGGCCAAGGCGCATCAGCAGAATTGAAAGCTGCTTGGGACGCGTTCTTAGTTAACCCTGGTATGGGGATTGCTAATGCTATTGGAACAAGCATTGCTCCGTTAGCTACAGGCGGCGTAGCAGGTAAAGTAGCACAAACTATTAATAAAGCTGCACAAGCCGGAGATAAAGCATTAGATGTAGGTAAAGTAATTACAACTACCAACACTGCCGCAGGTGGTTTAACAGGTACAGGCATTGCTAAAGACGCAATGTACGAGTCTGCTTACAATTACGCTATACAAAACGGCGCTACAGATGACGAAGCAGTCATGGCGGCAAACGCCGCGCAAGCTTACACGCTAGAGAATGCTCCGTATTTATTAGCTAATGCAGGAGCGGGCGGACTGGCAGGACTAGGCGGCTTAGAAGATGTAGTTAAGCGAGGACTAACAGGCCTTGGAACAACCTCAGCCGCGACTGTTGCTAAAGACACACTAGCAGAATCAGCAGGTGAATTTCTTGAAGGAAGCGCAGAAGCATTAGCAGCAAATGCAGCAGAAATTGGGCTAGGCTCTGACATTGACTTAACTGACGGGGTTTTGTTTGGCGGTGGCTTTGAATCATTAATTGGCGGTGGCACAGGTGGAACAATCAGTGGAGCTTCAGCAGTTGTTGATGGTGGAGCAGGGACAGAAGGTATAACTGATACAAACATTGATGATAATGCTTTAGCCAGTACTATTGATAACAATCCTCTTTTAGCAGATAGCACTGCAACTGATGCAAATGTTGTTCGAGATGTTGCCGCTGACCCGAAAGCTGTTAACGAAGTAACAACAGAAGAAATAGCGTCAATTGAAAAAACAATTGAAGAATCAGGACTATCTACGGAAGGTTCTGCTGCTACCCAAACAAATCAACAAACTGTTTCCGGCCTCGCGAATGTAGCTAACTCAGCGATTGGATTGTTTGGTCTTGGTGCTGCGGCAATAACCGCGGTGATATATGCTGCCAACAAAAGCGGAGCATCTTCTGCACAAATTGCGGAAGCTACAGGCTTAACTGTTGATCAGGTTAACAAAGCTGCTCAAGACGCAGGAACAACTGTTAACAATCAAAGCAATACTTTAACTGTTACGGGTGAAGCCGCTACAGCAGAGCAACAAGCTGCGGCAGATGCTGCTTCTGCAAATCAAGCCACCGTTACACAGGGCGGCGCAACAGTAGATGTAGGTGCAGATACTCAAAATACTTTAGTGGGAGATTCTGTTACTAAATCTTCTATTGCAGCAGATGCAAAAGCAGCAGCCGATGCAAAAGCTGCTGCTGATGCGAAAGCAGCCTCAGACGCAAAAGCCGCAGCGGACGCTAAAGCCGCAGCTGATGCTAAAGCTTCTTTTGATGCCGCAGCAACCGCAGAAGCCGCAGCTAAAGCTGCCGCTGAGGCCAAGGCTGCCGCTGATGCCAAAGCCGCTTCTGACGCTAAAGCCGCTGCCGATGCCAAGGCAAAAGCCGATGCGGATGCAAAGGCTGCCGCTGAAGCCAAAGCAGCCGCCGACGCTAAGGCAGCAGCGGATGCCAAAGCTGCCGCAGATGCTCAAGCTGCCGCTGAAGCTAAAGCCGCAGCAGAAGCAAAGGCAGCCGCAGATGCTCAAGCTGCCAGAGATGCTAAACTGGCCGCAGACATGAAAGCCGCTGCTGACGCCAAGGCAGCCTCTGACGCAGCAGCTAAAACCGCTGCCGATGCTAAAGCCGCCTCTGACGCAGCCGCAGCAACAGCCGCCGAAGCTAATGCAGCAGCTGAGGCAGCCGCAGCTAATGAAGCAAAAGTAAAAGCAGAAGCAGCAGCAGCGATTAAAGCCGCTCAGGACGCAGCAGCGGCATCTCTAGCAGCTTTAGATGCAACAGCCAAAGCAGAAGCAGATGCCAAAGCGGAAGCAGCAGCGCAAGCCGCAGCAGCAGCAGAAGCCGCAGCAGCTCAAGCAGCAGCCGATTCTAAGGCCGCAGCAGATGCAAAGGCTGCGGCAGACGCCAAGGCCGCAGCAGATGCAAAGGCAAGTGCTGACGCGAAAGCCAGCGCTGACGCAAAAGCAGCAGCAGATGCGAAAGCCGCTGCTGACGCAAAGGCTAGCGCCGATGCCAAAGCGCAAGCAGATGCGAAAGCCCAAGCAGATGCAAAGGCTGCGGCAGACGCCAAGGCCGCAGCAGATGCAAAGGCTGCGGCGGATGCAAAGGCAAGTGCTGACGCTAAGGCCGCAGCAGATGCAAAGGCTCAGGCAGACGCTAAGGCTCAGGCAGATGCTAAATCAAGTGCAGACGCCAAAGCTGCGGCTGATGCAAAAGCTCAAGCTGATGCAAAAGCTCAGGCTGACGCTAAAGCTCAGGCTGACGCCAAGGCTCAGGCAG